CTCTGGCATTCCCCATTCGAGACGTACACCGGCTTCTTGGGGATCATAGCCCGCTTGCTCGACCACAGGGTCAAAGATCTCTCGCTCAACAATCCTCTTGATGTATCGTTGACCCGCCAGGACTTTGCGTTCAACTAGTTCCATAGCTGCCTCTGAGGATGCTTTTGTTAGGTAGCTCGGCGAGATCATGAGGCTACTGACTGGGCTTTGGCCGCCCATGTTCACCTGACCAATAACATGCTGCAAATACGCTTGAAACCGGGTTCTCGGGTCGAGCTTAACCGTCTTGACGTCGGCTTCTCTGTTGTAGACGAATCTGGCTCCTGCCTTGGGCTTCTTCTTGATCATCGCCTGGTACTCCGTTAGTTTGTCGTCTGGAACCCCTTCGAAGATCCATAACTCATCTGGACCAGCATACTTCTCGAAGATCTCCGGCAACATCCGTTCTATACGGGCCTTCATCTCTAAGAAGCTCATCCTCTTGTTGCCGGCGAAGCTCAATGTTTCTAGAAGTGGTCGCAAGACACCCGTTCCAAAGGCTTCGCTGTTGACGGGGTTCCAACGGAAATGTATTATCCTCTCTGGGGGCAGCGATCTGCCTCCGTACGTTGCTGACTGCAGGTAGCCCTGAACGTTCCCGTGGACGTCGCGTTTGATCTTGTCGATGCTCGTCAATGGCAGAACCCGGAGCTCTTCAATACGGTCGGGCTCTATCTTCTCCCAGAAACTGTTGCCGGAACCGATTACCTCTCTGGCGCCGATCTGCAGCAGGCCGTCGAGATTCACTTTCTCGCAGAACTCGTCGACCGCCCTCTTTGCATCTGCGGCTTTCTCGTAGTCCTCAGAGGCAGTGGTGTAAAAGCCCATTCCAACTATCTGATCGGCGAGGAAGTCAACGAATGCTTTGCAGGATGGGTCTTTCAGATAGGCGTTAACGTAGTCTATGAAACTGATCTCGGGAGCTTCGCCGTACGCGGTCTTGTAGGCGGGGAGGAGCGACCCGGAGACACCGAGCGGTCTTACACGTTCGCGAAGCCATCTGACAACCTTGCTCAATTCATATCTTCTCCAGGACTTTGATGAAATCTCTTCCCGTCGAAGTCAGGACATAGAATTTCTGCGGCATAGGGCCTTTATTGCGCTCAATCTTCGAGACTCTGATGAGCCTCTTGTCTAGAGAAAACTCAAGGTATCTATTGACCATTCCATAGGCACGACTCATTGCATCGCTGATTCTCTGTCGTGTTGTGGGCTGTTGAGTTGCTACGAGTGAAAGAAACTTTGCCAGCGTTCTAACCCCGGGGTTCTCCATAAGCGGCCTCACTCCCCTCGATTTCATGCCTACCCATGACCATATTTAGTTAAATATATAAGGTTTTAAAACCAGATTAGGTATTATCACATGTGAGGAAATGTCATGACGGAACTGAAGAGAAAATGGCAGTCGGTAAGTCTACCCAAGGTTCTCACGGATATTGCAGAAGAGATGATCCAAAGCGGCAAATACGGCTACAGAAACCTCCCCGACTACATCTCTGAGCTGCTCAGGAATGACCTCAGGAGAAAGGGCTATATCAAAAGCTAAAACCCTCGAAGCCTGTGTCTGAAATCGACCGCAACCCCCTTCTTTATGTCCTCAATCGCGTCTCGAATCTCCCTGAGAGCCTTCTTCACGCCTTCGGGGTCGTCCTTCAAGTCGCTGAGCAGATCCTCTAGCCAACTGAGCGCCTCGAAAACGGCTCCTGTGCCTTCCCGCACACTCTCACCTCCGTGTCGATTGGATGATCTCTGCAGAACTCCTCCCTTGGATTTGTATTTAAGCGATCTGTGTGGCTATAGGGAGGGGGGTTAAACAACCTCTAGCGGTTTATAAACCTAATTAGTGATGAAAGATATTTAAGTATCCTCATATTTAATTACATTTCGATGCGTTATGCCCTTCGGCAAGTGGAAAGACTTTGATGCGTGCATAACTGACTTCATGGCACAAGGCAAGGACGAGGAGTCAGCCAAGGAGATCTGCGGAGCTCTGCAGGCTCGGGTTGGGAAGGAAAGCTTCAGTTGGGTCGGCAGCATAGAGCTTGACGGTAATGGCCGAAACCTGATCCGGGGAAAGGCTATTCATCCAACGAAGACGTTTCATCCAAAGGACTGGGAAACTCCGGTCCGCATATACCTTGAGGAGGAACTGGAGAAAGCAGCCCACAGCCTTGCTGGAAAGCCATTGTTTCTGGATCATCTCTATCCTATTGACGGCAGGGTTCTGGGTGCTAGATACGAGGACGGGGCAGTCGAGTACGTTGCGGAGCTGAACGACGAGAGGGTCCTGGATTGGGTCAGAGATGGTGCCATAAAGCATTGCAGCATCCAGTATGATTGGAGCAGCCTTGCAAGACTTGATGGCGTCGCTCCAAGAGGGATCGAGTTTGATCATCTTGCTCTCCTGAAGAATCTACAACCAGGAGATCCTCTCACAACCGTCGGAATCTGGGAAGGCATAATGCAAAGACTAAGGGAGGCTAGAGGTCTCTTACTGGAGGCTGAATGGGACACTGAATATGTCAACAACCTTCCGGATGATGCCTTCGCTTACATTGAGCTTGGTGGGAAGAAAGACGATCAAGGAAAGACAAGACCTAGATCACTTAGGCATTTCCCCTACAGGAATGCTCAGGGACAGCTAGATCGGGATCATATCGTAAACGGCCTAGCAAGGCTTGGTCAAGATCTGGGCGAGTGGGCTACAGCAGACGCCAAGGCTCAGATCAAAACGAGATTGTGTGCTGCCATGAAATCGTGGAACGAACAGCACGAAACCGACCATATCTCTTCTGAGGTCTGTGATGTGCAAGCTCAGGAGGAACTGATCGGAGAACTTCAAGGCCAGATGGCGACTTTGACCGAAGAGAAGAACGCGCTAGACCAGTCCCTCAAAGAGGCCAATCAGAGAATCACGACCCTTGAACAGGAGAAGAATCTCTTGACTCAGCGTTTGGGTGAAGCAGTAATTGAACCGCAGAAATGGCAGGAAGACCTCAAGCAGACTCTTATGAAAGAGCTTAGGGAAGCGGTTTTCCAGAGGGTTCCAACCCGCTGGGGGTATGGCCCTTATGAACAGAACCGCCGGATCAAGGCGTTGATAAAGAGATTGAAGGAATCCTAACAGTCACGAAGTTATTCGTTGACCATGAGTAGCCGCGATGGAACGGCGAAAGTGAAAGCATAAAAGAGGAGAAAGAAATGGCACCAGAAGACTTGGTTCCTGACATTGTCCTTGGAGAGGTCATATCGTCGAACCCATTGATCGTCACCTGCAAGTGTGACGAAGACAACGTCCGCAAAGGAAGATTCGTCACTGTTACGGGCGGTGAGAACTGGCCTCCGCTTGTTCATGAAGCTGACTCTGGCGAGAAAATCAGTGGAACTGCCCTCAAAGCAGGTGATAATGGCGACTACATACCTGTTCTCAAGTTCGGCATCACCAAGATGTATGCCGGGGGCGCGGTTACAGCTGGCGACGCAGTGAAAACTGACGACGAAGGTAGAGCGGTGAAGGCATTGGCTGCTGATCAAGGAGTTGAGGGCGGAAAGGCTCTTATGTCTGCTAGTGAGGCTGACGACCAGTTCATTGTGCTGATGTGCCCTAACAACGTAGGAGAAGGAGTCTGATAGCGATGGATGGCAAGTTGAAAGAAGCGGTAATGCTGAAAGCTAACCGTCTGCAAGAAGCCGTGAAAAGAGATAGTGAACTCGACTGGAGCGAAGATTTCCTGGGAAAGGCGAAGGGGAACGCTTTGATTCGAAGGGTGATGAGAGAGTACGTCTTAAGCGACGTTTCTGGGGCGCTTGGAATAGTCCACGACGTAGCCATTGAAGCCGCAAAGAAGATGGCGGTAGGCAGAGACACAATCTGGCTAGTTCCGGTGACTCAACCTCTTGTCCGCTTCTATCTCGCGCAACGAGGTGCTGTCTGGCGGATCAGTGAAGGTCCCCCACCGCAGACGCCCGAAAGATACACAACGAAGGATATACAAGTGGAGTATGAGTACGGCTATGACGCTTTGTTCAGCCAAGCATATCTCGAGGACATCCCGTTCAACGTGATACAACGGGCGATCCAAGATGCAGCTCAGCTCATGGAAGAGAAGCTGACAAGCGACATCGTAGCGCTGTATGAGGCCGTATCAGCCGGCAACTTGGCTGGTGGGGCGGAGATCTCAGCAGCCTCAGCCGGAACTTTGGCGTGGGCTGACCTCGTCAATGCGTGGACAAGGATTAAGAAGGCTGGCTACAACGCTGACGTGGCTATGATCCATCCTGATCAGATTGCTGATCTCTGGAGCGACGACAAGTTCATCCACAGCTTCTACTTCGGCGAGAAGGTAGACGTCGAACGAGGTGTCCTAGGCCAAACGTACCTAGGCTTCAAGATTGTCGAGACCGACCTTTGCACGGCAACCAAGGTTCATTTGATCGACACGACGAAGGCTGCTGCATGCCTCATGAGAAGAGACATCCTAACGCAGCCCTACGAGGAACGACTCAGCCAAGGCGTAGTCAACACCATCAGGTACGGATTGGGAACCTTGAGAGCAGATGCAGTAGCAAGGATCACAGGCGCCTGACAAACGCTTGCTCGGCAAACCCCTTCCCCCTCTTTTTTTTGGGGATGATAAGTTCTTGACTAAGATCGGATCCGCTGAAGGCGAATGTCCTGAATGTGGGAAAACGATCAGGCGAAGAAGACCTGCTACAATAGCAGTTTGCGACTGTTATCTATACTGTCCTATATGTAAGGAGAAGATGCAGCCTTGCACTCCTGACTTGACGCCTTCAACTTATGAGCCCTTAGATTCTGATACCGCGATTGGGGACACGAAGCGCCCAGTACACATTCTCTACTATTGTCCAGATTGTCATTATTACTCCGCTAAGTTGCCTGTTGAGGTCGAGTTGTCATGACCCGGATGAAACGGGAAGAACAGGATAGACTTGCTAGGACAATCCTTACGATTCTATGCAAGGGAAATGTCTGCAGAACTGATCTTCTCAGGCTCACGATCAAGAGGAACAGCGGGGCGACGCTTTCTCGATTCAACGCAGTCTTGATGTATCTTCATAGGAAAGGCTTCGTTGATAAACTGGGTCCTCCACGTTCGAGAGCTCCATACAAGATCACGGAGAAGGGCAAACGCTTTCTCGAGATAATGGAGTAGTCACGCCCTTTCATCAACACTGTTTGAGTGAGTCTCTTTTATTGACAATGTCTTTTTGAGATTCTTTCAGAGAATACGTGTAAAAGAGACTCTTTTAAGCGCAAAATGGCTTAAATATTGCTTATTTCGTAATTCTAAATTGCGAAATTGAATATAGATGGAAGACTAGTAGTAAGAATTCTCGTCATTTTTGTAGTCTCCATCTTGTGTGTCTCCCTTGTTCACGGAATGCTCTCCAACTCGAGAAGAATCCCGGGGAGAGGAGAAGTGGTAGCAATAGATGTTGAGGTCTACGCGGACCTCGACTGCACCGTTGTGTTAGATCTCATTGATTGGGGAAGACTGTATCCTGGAGAATCAAGAAACACGACGTTCTACGTCAAACCAATGGGTAACACACCGTCGACGCTCGATCTCTCAACAGACAACTTCGCCCCTATTGAAGCCGAGCAATACCTAGCACTGACATGGGATTATGATGGCCACATCGTGAATCCCGAAGACGTCTCAGAGGTGATCGTCACCTTAACAGTGAGCTCCTCGATAGCGGAGGTTGAAAGCTTCAGTTTTGACATGATAGTCACAGCCTATGAGGTAGTCTAGTCTTGGCATACATTACAGAAGAAGAACTGAGAGACCTTACAGGAATAACGGAGACAGAGGTTGGAGACTCCGAGTTAGAACAGATTATCGCGGATGCACAGAATCTTGTTGACGCTTACACGGGTCAGTCCTGGTCAACCTCAGATGGCGATTATTCTAAGATCCAGACCGTGACTCGCTTCCTCGCTGCCTCACTTATCTATGATAGTCTTCCCGTAACGCGAGAGACTGAACTGAAGTCTCAACGTTACCACGAAAAAGCGATGGCCATGCTCGAGGCCATGCGGATTCTCGGTTCAGGCCCGCTGAAGGTTGCATAGAAATGTCCATGCGGAACGTCGACATGTCAGTGCTCGGTTACAGGATTGCCAGGTGGAGAGGTTTGCCCATGTTGCATGTTGGGAACGGCCGCGTCTCTATTGCTAGCCTTGATGGATGGGGCGGGGGGAGCCTCACGAACCTTTACAAGATCAACTGGCTCATGCATGAGACTGTCATCAGTTACCATTACAGCCTGAATTATCGGATTCTATCCGGCCAGAACATCGATGGAGAGGAAGGCGACAGCATAGGGATGATCGAGGACACCAATATAATGATCGCTGGTGACTCGGCGATCGGTGGCGACTCTGATATCCAGATGGAGGTCTACTACTGCGCGCCTATGAAGATAATGAGTTACAGAGACAGTTTGATAGTGCTTCTCCATAGGACTCTACAATAAGAATGATGTTCTAACGGATTACGTTGCTTTCTGGAAGGGGGACAATGCTGTGAAGTCGAAAAAGGCGCCTAACAAGACTTGGGTTGTGGGGAGCCCGACAGCGATTGACGCCGTTTACATGGATGGGCAGTGGCGGACAGACACGTACGTCGCGACCGTAAATGATGACTACAAGATCCGCTGGCAAATAACTTTAGATGCAGGAGCCTCTACGATTCTTTCGATCATCAACACTTTTGGCGAAACAGAAGCGCCTGCCTTGAATCTCTACAACGCCTTGAAAGCGCTGAACCAGCAGGATTTCTTAGAGGATGAGATTGCTTGGTGGAGACAATGGCTGGACGAGGGCAAGCAATGGAAGACTGGAATCTACGAGATCGATCAGCTCGCAAGGCTTGTGCTCTGTTTTCTGAAGGGAAGTCAGGATCCAGATTACCATTCGATGCCTTCCGGCATAACTGCTTACGGGGATGCGGACTGGCCTGCTGATATATGGCTTCCAATGTGGGGTCTGGCATTATGGGGACACTATACGGAGCCGATGCGGTATCTTGACACGCGAATCAAGAACGTGATCGACTATATTCAGCAGACTCCAGGGAAGAAGATCTGGCGAGATATTCACATTACGAATCTCTATGCTTATACATGCAGCTCTGGGTATAGTGGCTCTGAGTATTTTGAACTGCCGATCTTGGCAGGCAAAGTCTATCAGCTGACGAAAGATTCTATGTTTGCTTCTACGGTCTTGGATTGGGTCAAGAAGATCATTGACGACATGGATGCCAATCTCATTAGTTCAGGTGATTTTGAGGGCTGCTTCAACTGGAACCACATTAATGATTCCGCTGTTTTCGAGCCGTGGTGGTTGCTAGGATGCCCTGATACTGAGAAAGGGACAATTTGTGCATGTAGCGCGGGCTCACTGTGGATTGCGAATGCTTACTGGCATGCTGCTGTTCTAGCCGAGGCTGCCGGCCAGAATTCTCTTGCAGAAACGTATCGATCGAAAGCTAATATGAAGAAGGAAAAAGCGATATCGCTCTTCTGGAACGCTTCTGCTCGTCAGTACTGGAATTACTGGTGTGATAGTGATGGCTACCAGATGATGGGTGAGGGAAAGAACAATTATGCCATGCTAAGAGGAGTGCCAGCGGTCGGAGAATACATAGATCCGCGAATCAGAGAATCCATTCTTCTCTATCATCATAACCTGATCAACTTGGATAGGGATCCTAACGAGACTGACAATTATTTCCCGAGTCAGGCTCAAGGGAACTGGATGCTGGGGAAGACGGAGCCATCGCTCTATTGGGGAGGAAATAAGATTCTTGACGCTCACCTCTGGGGCCTAATGTTCAGTTGCGTCAAACTTGGCTTAGATGATCTCTTCGAGCACTGGCTCAACGCAGTCAAGGACGAATATGGCAGTCAACAGTCTTTCATTTTTGATGAATGGAGTTACTGGAACGGTGAACCTTGCAGCTATTATACAATGCGCCGATGCATGGGCATGTTCCTGGTTGTTCTAGGTCACTATTTCACAAGACGGAAGCCAATGCAGCAGAGGATCTTCGAATACCGGCTTGAGAGGTTCTCTTCCCCGATCACAATATTCAAGCCCAAAGATGGCGGCTACGAAGCGCGCTATCACGTCGAGGCCATAGTCAAGCATCTTAAGGCTGAGGATGATCTTGTCCAAGCAGGCTTGTTCACTGTTCATGACGTTAGAGCATGGTGTAGGGCGCTAACCCCGATCAGCCAAGGTGACCGGATCAAATGGGGTAATATCTTCTTTCAGGTTGAGACGGTTCAGAAGCACCGTTTCAAAGACCGTGTTATCCAGGTTGAATGCGTCTCCAAGAGGGTGATTGAGTAGTATCATAGGTATGAAGTCCCGAAAGGAATCTAGGAAAGTGAGAATGTGAGCGCGCAAATCTATGTCGGAAAGAACGTCTCAGTAAAGATTCAGAAGCCGGTATTGGAGGAAGTCTTCGGCAAGCTGACTGATCTCTATGACTTCAAGATCATAGAGAACGGGAGCACTACCCATAAGGCCAGTGATCAAGAGAACAGTTCAGAACCAGCGCCTACCGATGGGGGCTGGACAGAACTAGCGAATGCTGAGTATGACAATATCGAGCTGAGCGATGATAATCGGCACAGTATCAGTACAACAACAAGCGGAAACTATGCCCTGATGTTGTTCAGGTTTCTGTGTGCGATCGCAGAGGCCGACGCCAAGAAGATCATCCTGACGTTCGAGGGATACGGCACAGCACCCGGCGGCAATGGTGTAACAATCAAGATTTGGAATCATGTCTCTACTGCTTGGGAGAGCGCCCAGGCTGGCGTAGGCAGCGGAGACGAAGAGATCGTCATCACGGTAACATCGAACATCGGCAATTACATTGACGGCAGCGGGTTCATTTACCTCCTGGCTAGGACCACAAATACCGACAACGGCACTACGAACGCAGTTCTCTACTGCGATTATGTGAGGTGCTTTGTTACGCAGGCAAAGTTCACAGTTGCTCATACACCGATCAGCGACCGAGATTTGGATGGAGTTGCAAATGAGGTCGCACATGTTACAGTGAAAAAGAACGGGACTGAAGTAACTGTATCGACAGTGAACGATACATCAGGAGCGATCGAATTAGCGAGCGGCGATTTCGTAGAGACTGATGACGTAACCTGCAGTTACCGGCATGATGTAGATCCTTATACTGCTCAAGAACTGCGAATCGAACCAAACCAAGAGATTCAGGGAATGGATGGTCTCGGAAGCGATGAGATTCAACTCTGGGCACTTTTGAGGAAAGAATTCAATGGCACAATCCGTGAAGTCTTCAGAAGCAAGTCACAAATCAACCGTCTAAGACCTCTCCGGAAGATGCATGACCCATTCACTACCTATGACACGGACACACTCTGGACAACTCTAGTCGGGACGCCCGATATTTTCACTTATGATGGCGAGCAAACCTTGAGAATTCAGGATGATGGAGGACAGCAAGAGAAGACTAAGACCAAGCCAAAGTGGAAGGATGTTGAAGTCGAGGCGCGGATCTATGCGGATGGCAACCCGTATGGTACGTCGCGAACCCTCATTTGTCTCAGGGATTACATGTCCGAGATGCAACATTTTGATGGTTGGGTTCAAATCCGTAGGAATGACGGCGTCGATTATCCCAACTGTACCCTCCTTGCTAAGTCGGCAAATAGCATCGTTCCAATGGATCAGTGGAATAATATTCGTATGAGTGTCCATGGGAGTAGAATTCGATTCTGGGCGAACGGTTCGCTTGCATTAGATATTCGGGACGAGGCGGAAACCGAAGAGATGGAGACTGTGCTCGAAATCTACGCCAGACCAACATATTTCGACTGGATAGAGATAAAAGAAGTTGAAGCCGACGACGACTACGGCGTGATAATTACTTGGGATGACGGCAGCCAAGTCCGAAAGATCGGATTCGATAAGTTGATCTTTCCTTCTGGTAGTCTTCCCGTTCCCAAGAATGAGCCTCAGTTTATTGAGACTCCGTTCCAAGCGAAAAACGGAGTCCTGATATCATAGTCACCATGAATGGTGGAAAGTAAAGGAGGTTGAAAGAGTGGTAGACGCAGACATATACGTCGGAAAGGACGTAACCGTGGAAATCTGGGATGCAGGCGAGACAACTCAGTATACAGTGACCGACGCACAAGAAGTAAGTGTCGAACCAACACAAGACGTCGAAGGCGTCGACGCATTAGGCAGCGACGAGATCCAAAAGTGGGCGCCAGGTTTGAAGACATACGAAGGAAGTCTCAGGCAACTCTTGGTCAGCAAGACCCAGCAACTGGATCTATTGGCGCCGTTCTCAACGAGCCTAACAGAATACGTACTAAAGTTGATCTACGACACCGGGACAGCAGGGCAGAAGATTACGATCAAGTTGACCGGCGTGATCTTCCCCAGCGGAGCAATACCGAGCCCAAAGAACGAGAAAATCGTCCTTGAGATGCCTTTTCGAGCGAAGAGCGCAACCGTGACACAGACTTAGGAGTCTAGGAATTGCCTCATATAACCCGCGAAATGGTCCTCAAAGGCGCTGACTTGGAATCTATTGTTCCAGCAAATGAGTATGGTCAAGGTTTCATATTCGTCGTGAAACCACCTGACGCTGGCGACCTATCACAAGCAAGGGCAATCAGATTAAAACATTTGAAAATAGCAAAGGATTCCAAGGTCAGCATCGATGAATTACTCAAAGGAAGTGCGATCGACCTATCGAAGATTGACTTATCTTCCGCGCAGATCGCTATGGACGAAGCGAAATTCCATCTAGTTGCTAAGGCGCTATCGAAAGGATGCGGTGAAGAATGGACAGCGGAAGACGCTAAGCGAATCAAACCTGAAGTCTTCAAGCGTCTCTGGGATGTTGTCGACAGCAGATGCGGGTTCTCAACTGAAGCGGAGGCAGCAATCAAGGATTTTCGGAAGGCCCGCAAGGGCAAGAAATAATCCTACTGCACGAGCTTGGCTACAGAATCGCAGAAGACCAACAGAGCTTAACGCCTTTGCAGCGGAAAGTGCTGCTCTACGGCTACGTTCACTTCGTCAAGTCTATCCAACAACGAATCACAGCGGGCTTGTCTCAGCAACCTCAGAAAAGAGAAAGGGACCTAGCGGAGTTGGCTCATATCCTGCCTAAAGCGGGCAAACAAGAAGGCAAAGAATGATGGAATTGAAGGTTTACGGTCATCAACAACTAATGCTTGAGTTAGCCGAGATAGCCTCGCATATCGATCCAAAGGTAGTCGAAGGCCTCGACGAAGTCGCAGACAAGATCGTGAAAGACGCCAAGGAATTGTGCCCCGTTGACACAGGAGCCCTCAAAAGATCAACGAGGAAAGACAAGCAGCTTGTTTCTCTATATCCGTTCACTTGCACCATCGGAGTCACTGCTGGCGGCCACGTCAAGAACCCGAAGACAGGCCGCGAAGTGGATTACGCTGCTTATGTCGAGTTTGGGACTTCGAGAACGCCAGCGCAGCCTTTCATGGGACCTGCGATCGAGAAGAATCGTGGAGAGATCCGAAGGATCCTAAGCAAGAAGGTTTTGGGGGCACTAGGATGAGTGATTCTGCAACGATCAAGCAAGCCCTTGTCGACTTACTCAAGAACGATACGGATATCCAGAATCTACTAGGGAAAGACCGGGAAGGTAACTATCCTGTGTATCTCGGGTTCGAACGAATATTGCAGCAGCCTTTCCTGCCATGTATCACGGTTGACGACAGCTATGAAGACGGTGATGTTAGTGGTCTAGGCGATGGCTATGATGGCTCAAAATACAAGGAGTGGTACACGTTTGTTCCGCAAATCGACTGCTGGGCCAAGACAGTAAACAAGCGAGACTCCATCGTAAGCCAAGTAAAGAAGACGATTCTCAAAGGCAAGAGCACTCTACGAAGCAGCGGCATTGTAATGATTCAGGACCCTTCAATCGTCGTCCTCAATGAGCTAGAAAGAAAACCACCGATCTTTAGGAAGAGCATGCGGTACAGAATCTTCTACATCGTGGAGGCTAGTTGATGCCTTTCGGTTTGACCCCCCTGTTGATCCAGATCTCAGCGGATGTCGGCGGCGCCATATCAGGGCTCCAAAGCGTGAAGAACCAAGTTTCCGGGCTCAAAGACGTGGCGAAGACCGCTGCAGGGGTTCTTCTAGGCGAGCTTGCCCATGACGCTCTCGGGGCCGTGACTTCGGCTGCTGGACAAGCAAGCGAGAACTTCATGGATTACGAGAGCACTTTAACGAAAATCATCGCAGCCACAGGGGCAACAGGGGAAGAGATGGAAGAGCTCAGGCGCAGCCTTTCCGAGGTCAGCGAAGCACAGACTGATCTAGGATTCACAGCAGCACAATCCGCAGCAGGCCTAGAAGCATTGATCAAAGCCGGTATGACGGGAGAAGAGGCAACCGAAGCCTTACGAGCTGCTCTAAGTCTGGCTAGATTGGAAGGGATAAGCACAGAGACAGCAGCGGGGCTCCTCGTTCAAACGCTGACAATGTTCAGTAAGCAAGCCTCTGAATCAGCAGAGGCCCTAGATTCTGTTAGTAAGGCAGCTGACGCAGGTATCGACACAGCTTTAGGCTACGCGAATGGTCTCGCCAATTGCGGTGCTGCGGCATCGAATATGGGGTTAAGTCTCGAAGAAACTCTAGCTGCGTTGGTCCAACTCGACAAGACCTATGGAAGCGCAACAGAGTCAGGTACCTTTCCCAATGCGATGCTCAAGGACTTAGTCGCAAAGAGTGATGATCTGGGAATCAGTCTCTATAAAGCGGATGGTTCAATGAGGAGCCTCGACAATATTGTACGGCAGATAAGAACGAAAGTCCAAGGCTTCGGAGACGACCAAGCGGCGATCAACGAATACCTGAGCGTTTTCGATGTGCGAGCGCAGAGAGCAGTCTTAGGTCTACTGAACTACGATGGATCCATTGTAGACACTATGTCGACGATGGAAGAAGCACGGAGCGTCCAAGATAAGGTCAACATGGTCATGGAGACCACAGCTGGAACAATGGCCAGAGTGAACGCTCAACAGCAAAACGCTAGCATGGGCTTCGGCCAATTGGCTTCCCAGCTCCAAGTGACCTGGCAATCATTTACAGCTGGCCTTGGACCCATCGGTCAGGTCGCAGGCTCTCTAGGCCCTTCTCTCCTCCAGGGCGCCATGAGCGGGTTGATGATGATGCTTCCAACAATGATCGGTAGCCTCGGCGGAGTGTCGGGAGCGATGAGCGCAGTCGGAGTTGCAGCTCACGCTATGCTAGGACCCATCGGCCTCGTAATAGGTGCCATAACACTGTTCGCAACAGCCTATGCAACCAATTTCATGGGATTCAAGGACGCCGTGGACGTTGCAGTAGGATGGGTTATCGAGAAACTCGGCTGGCTCAAGGACGCTCTATTCGGCGCGGCGGAAGCAGCGAAGAACGCTCTCGGTGGGTTCGCAGATTGGGTGAAAGGGGGCTTAGACAGCGCGAATAAGGCAATTCAGGGGTTTGTCAACTCGATTTGCTTCGCTCACGCCATTCATGACGCTGTGGAAAGTAGCAAGGAAGATCTCTCCGAGTTTGTGGGCGCTGTGGATTCGAGCATGAGAGGAGCGCTGGGAGGGATAGGGAAGTTTGCTCCTAGAATTGGTTTGCCGGCTCCCGCTGGACTTGGAGTCTCTCCTCAATCGGTCTCTCTGAATATCAGCCGAGCAAACGGTGCGGGATAAGCGTTCAGTTCCAGTGTCGTATCCATACGAGAAGTAGTAAATGCCAGTGTACCTAACGTGGTTGTGAACTCCCATTTTACCCCGTCCCAGCTTTCCTGTAAATCAACTGCCACACTGAACACACCACGGACACTATCAATTACCACACGGAGACTATTATACAAACCGATTTCAGCGGTCGTATATACCTTTGTATAGAACGTATCACTTGCCGCATCGGTGGTTAAATCTTTATCCACGATATAGGCATTGTCTGCGTCCTTCAGATATGTTCCCCCTGGTTCTATCGGTTCGGCAATCAATATAACCAACACCCCCAAGGAAAACATTATCAATAGTTTCTTAACCATTTAATTACCTCCTTTAGCTTTTCTCCAGCGTTCCTCTATTTCTTCTGGAGTCATTTCTTTATAACCTTCTTTTTTAN